GGCGAATAAACAAGAAACATATACAGAAGCACAGATGCAGGACTTAATGCAGTGTATGGATCCTGACGAAGGGTACCTACACTTTGCAAAACACTTTGCATTTATTCAGCATCCTGTAAAAGGCAAGTTGTTGTTTGATCCTTACGAGTATCAGTTACGCTTAATGCACAGTTATCATAACTATCGCTTTAACATTAATATGATGCCTAGACAAACAGGTAAGACAACGTGTGCTAGTATCTATCTAGCATGGTATGCAATGTTTAATCCAGACCAAACTATTCTTGTTGCTGCACACAAATACACAGGTGCGCAGGAGATTATGTCACGCATACGCTTTGTGTATGAAACTTGCCCAGATCATATTAGAGCAGGTGTTACATCGTATAACAAACAATCAATTGAATTTGAAAACGGATCACGTATTGTTGCACAGACTACAACAGGCAACACAGGACGTGGTATGAGTATCTCGCTACTATACTGTGACGAGTTTGCGTTTGTGCAACCTAACATTGCTGAAGAGTTTTGGACTTCTATTTCGCCTACACTAGCAACAGGTGGTAGAGCTATTATTACAAGTACACCAAACTCAGACGAAGATACATTTGCTACTATTTGGAAACAAGCAGAAGAAAAGTTTGATGCACACGGCAACGAACAAGAACTAGGTATAAATGGATTCCATAGTTTTGTTGCACAATGGGACGAACATCCTGATCGTGATGACAAATGGAAAGAAGAAGAAATAGGACGTATCGGAGAAGAAAAATTCCGTCGTGAGTATGGATGTGAATTCTTAGTATTTGACGAAACATTGATCAACAGTTTAAAACTAGCTATAATGGAAGGTATACAACCTACACTAAACATGGGACAAACTCGTTGGTATAAAAAGCCTACCAGTCAATACACATATTGTGTAGCACTTGACCCTAGCATGGGCACAGGCGGCGACTATGCTGCCATACAAGTGTTCGAATTGCCTAGTTATGAGCAGGTAGCAGAATGGCAGCATAATCAAACTGCTATACCGGGACAAATAAGAGTTTTAAGCGATATATGTAAGTACCTAGAACAAGAAACTAGAAATCCAAATGGGGTGTACTGGAGTGTAGAAAACAACGGTATCGGAGAAGCAGCACTAATCGTTATAAACGATTTCGGGGAAGAGAATATACCAGGCCTATTTGTGTCTGAACCAATTCGCAAAGGACATGTGCGCAAGTTCCGTAAAGGATTTAACACTACACACAGTACAAAAATAACAGCATGTAGTCGCTTAAAAACAATGATTGAAAATGATAAAATGACAATATATAGCAAACCTCTTGTTAGTGAATTAAAAGGGTTTGTTGCTACTGGCTCTAGTTTTCAAGCAAAGTCAGGCATGTCTGATGACTTAGTAAGTGCTACTTTACTTGCATTAAGAATGATGTCAGTTCTTAAAGATTGGGATCCGCGAGTATACGATACATTTAACCAAGCAGAAGACTTAGACGATTACGATATGCCAATGCCTATAATCATTAGCAACAACTATTGATAAATAACAGTATGAAGAACCTTGAAAGTATAGCAGAAGAACTTTTTAATAAAATTAGGGGTAGATTTCCTAATGTTACAATCGGCAACGAGAATGGCGAAGTTACTAATGTGCCTACCGAAGCAAGATTTTTTGACTTTGAATACAAAGAGTCAGATAAAATTTTAGGCAACATAAGTGTATCAATTGACGAAAATGATTTAAGTGTTATGTACAGTAACGATTTTGTAGCAAATGAAGATGCTGCAACACGAAACAATTGGTATAGTTTTTTAAAAGAGCTTCGTACGTTTAGTAAAAAACGTATGCTTAACTTTGATACAAGAAATATAACAAAGTCAAATTTAGATAGAAGAGATTATAACTTTTTAGCTACAAATCGCGCTGAGGAAGATCAAATGAACGAGTCAAAAATGTACGGAACTAACAAAACCAGTTTTCAAAAAATAGGTAATGCAAAATTGTCTATTAAACATACTGAAGCAATTAATACAGAAAATGCAACAGCACGTAGTCAAAAGATAGGCGCAATATATGTTGAAAATACAGACGGTGAAAGATTTAAATATCCATTTAAACACCTGAGTGGTGCAAGAGCAATGACTCGTCACGTAGCAGAAGGTGGCAAGCCATATGATGATTTTGGTAAACATATTACTGGTCTAAGCGAAGAACTTGCTAAACTACGTAAATTTAATTCGTATATGAATCGTTCGAGTGTTATGGCAGAAGGTCTTTCTGAGTATGTTGAAGTTGTTAAGGAAAGAGCAAATTCTATTAAGAAAGAAATTAATAACCTTCAAAAAGAGTCTTATTATAAAGAATCGATAGGTAGTTTTGAAACCCCAGTATTCGAAGAAGTTCCAGACGATATAAAAGAAAATTGGATTGATGAACTAACTATTAAACAATTTAACGAAGAGCTATCGGACGTATTTCCTTATATTTACAAACTAGTAAGTGAAGCAACTCGAGCAAAAGAACTTGGCCCAGAAGATTTAGAAGAAGCAGATTTTGAGTTTAATCCAAATGCCGGACACCGAGATCAACCCGACCATCCTGAAAACAAAGGATTAGCTAATCCTAGAGCAAGTGGTTCTTTGGATAATGTACAAGGGCCAGCAGAAACAGTTAAAGTTCGTCAAGGCATGACTATTTTTAGTATTGCACAAATGTTTAACCATCAAAATAATATGGGCGGAGATGTACAAGAATTTGTAAGAGAAATTATGCAAATGAACAATATTAGTAATCCGCAGCAGCTACAAGTTGGACAAGTATTACAAATGCCTTACTCAATGGGAACAGGTCCAAGCGGTGCAAGTAGAGGTTTGCCACCTGGTGGATTTACTAACTACGAGTCACAGTTAGAAAATGAAATTGAAGAGCTAATGGGTCAGTTTAGCGAAAAAGAAACTAATGCAGACGAAGGCAATGCATATGCTAAGGCAGTGCGCCAGGCAAAAATGAATGGCGCTGAAAAGGGCGACGAAGTAGATGGCCCAGACGGCGAAAAGATTAAAATCGAACAAGAAGATGACAAAACACCATTAGGCGAGTTTATTCTTAGCTACTTTGATTACACAACAGGGCAGTTTCCCAAAGGTGAAACAGCAGTATTGACCATGGTAGAGAAAGACTACGGTGAACATTTTATACAACCTGCAAAACAATTTCTTGAAAAAATTAACAGTCGTGTGTCAGAAGTAATGGGCTACAGAGAAGAAGAACCTGTAGTACAAGACAACACAGAATTAGACAGTATTAGAAGTTTAGCCGGTATATAATTGGCTAAACTTTTATAAGTTTTTTAAGTTTTTCTTTAAAAAAGACTTGACATTGTTTGTAGAATAGCATATAATAAGAACTGTGCTACAAACAAATAGGCACTACGCAGCAATATTGCTGCAAGCACATAGGCATAACATTTAGGAGGCATAACTATGGCATCATTAGCAGAAATCCGAGCAAAGCTCAAAGAGCAAGAAGCAGGAAACAACAACCGTCAGTCAGGCGGTGGTGACAACAGCATTTACCCATTTTGGAATATTAAAGAAGGCGAGAGCGCAACTCTACGTTTCCTTCCTGACGGTAACGCAGACAACACTTTCTTTTGGAAAGAGCGTTTGGTTATCAAACTTCCATTTGCTGGAGTAAAAGGCGATACTGATTCACGCCCAGTACAAGTACAGATTCCGTGTATGGAAATGTACGGCGAAACATGTAACATTCTTAACGAAGTACGTGGTTGGTTTAAAGATCCAAGTCTAGAAGATATGGGTCGTAAGTATTGGAAAAAGCGTTCTTACATCTTCCAAGGCTTTGTAACAGATAACCCACTAGCCGATGATCAAACTCCGGAAAATCCAATCCGTAGATTTATTATTGGTCCACAAATCTTCCAGATTATTAAGCAGGCGCTTATGGATCCAGACATGGAAGAATTGCCAACAGATTATACTGCTGGTGTAGACTTCCGTCTTAACAAAACATCAAAAGGCGGATATGCAGATTACTCAACATCTAACTGGGCACGTAGAGAGCGTCCACTAGGTGATGCAGAAATGAATGCAGTTAATGCACATGGTTTGTTTAATCTTAATGACTTCCTACCTAAAAAGCCAGGTGAAGTTGAACTCAAGGTCATGCAAGAAATGTTTGAAGCGTCAGTAGACGGCGAAGCATTTGACATGGATCGTTGGGGACAATACTTCCGCCCAGCAGGCATGGCACAGCGTACAGGTGATCCAAACACACCTAAAGCAAGTACTCCTGCACCAACACCAGCGGCAGCACCTGCTCCAGTAGCAGAGGCAGCACCAGAAGCAACTCCAGCACCAGCAGCTGAAGCGGCTCCTGCAGAAGGTGGCGGCGCAAATGACATTCTTGCAATGATCAGAGCACGTCAAGGTTAATAAAAGCAAGCTAAAAGGGTTGCTTTTACAAGATGCAACCCTTTTTAGTTGCCCAACTTTTTAGATAGGAGATACACATGGCGAATAAATCATTCGACCCAACGAAGTTTAGAAACTCGTTAACTAAATCTATTTCAGGTATGAGTG